GGGCTTAGTAGAGCTAGTAAACAGATTCCTTACTAATCAAACAGATATAATTCTCAAACACGGAGGAACTGTCGATAAATACATGGGAGACTGTATCATGGCGTTTTGGAACGCACCACTAGACGACCCAAAACACGCACAACACGCGATGGAAGCAGCTCTGGAAATGAGAGCAGAACTTGTAAAGTTAAATAAGGAATTGGAAAGTGAGAATATTGAAATCAATACGGGTATTGGTATTAACACAGGCCCCTGTATTGTAGGTAACATGGGCTCCGAGCAGCGTTTTGATTATTCAGTAATTGGAGACGCAGTAAATCTAGCTTCCAGACTAGAGGGGCAGTGTAAAGACTTTGAAACTGACCTTATAATATCTTCTCACACTATTGAAGGGGAGGAATACTCTTTCAATTTTCAAAGATTAGGAAAAGTGCAAGTAAAAGGAAAGGAAGAATCCGTTACTATTTACACCATTGAAAAATAATACTTGACTTTTGATACCTTCTCTTATATAATGTCTAAACAATTTGGTGCTATGCACAAGTTATTTGGGAGAATATTATGCCAGCAGGTAAAGGAACTTACGGATCGAGAGTTGGTCGCCCTAAGAAGCGAAAGCCAATGAAGAAAAAGCCAGCTAAGAAAGGCGGCAAGAAGAAAGGCTTAACTGCCAAGCAGAAGAAGCTGCCGATGGCTCTTCAAAAAGCAATACTGAAAAGACGACGAGGCAAGTGAGGTAATCGCTAAGAGACCGTGTGTCTTGGAGAGTTAGATGGCTGTCAAACGACGCAAACGTAAGGTAGCAAAGAAAAAGCCAGTTCCTACAAATAAAAAGCTCTACTCAAGAGTTAAATCAGAGGCGAAAAGAAAGTTTAACGTCTTTCCCTCTGCATATGCAAGTGGCTGGCTTGTTAAAACATATAAAGCCCGTGGCGGCAAATACAGAATGGGTAAGTAATGGCTACAAGTAAAAAGAAAAATATCCTTTATCTGATTCCAGAAGGACAGACTAGGGATAATCATAGTTACCACTATACTTTCGTAAAAACAAAAAGACTCATATCAGAAGGCAAGAAAATGAGAGTCAAAAAGTATAATCCGGTAACTCGGCAGAGGGAATGGTTCGTAGAATGCAAACTGCCCTCTCATAGTAAGTAATATGGCAAAAACTGGACTCACAAAATGGTTTGGAGAAAAGTGGGTAGATATTTCAAGACCGAAGAAAGGCGGCGGCTTCGAGAAATGTGGTCGTAGCAAAGCAGGTAAAAAGAAATATCCAAAATGCGTTCCAGCTGCAAAAGCTGCTCGTATGACTCCTTCAGAGAGAAAGTCTGCTATTCGTAGAAAGCGAGCAGCAGGTAATCCCGGAGGAAAGCCGACTATGGTGAAAACATTCGCTAAAGGTCGTAGGAGAATGAAGCGTGGCGGTAAGAAAAAGTAGACGTAAGCCAGCGAAGAAAAAAGATTCTCGTTTGAAAAAAGCAGGGGTGAGTGGTTACAATAAGCCTAAAAAAACTCCAGGACACCCTAAGAAATCGCATATTGTTGTAGCGAAGTCTGGGGATAAAGTTAAAACAATTCGTTTCGGTCAGCAGGGAGCTAAAACTGCAGGCAAGCCAAAGAAGGGCGAAAGCGAAGCGATGAAACGCAAGAGAGCATCTTTCAAAGCAAGACACGCAAAAAACATTGCAAAAGGAAAGATGTCAGCCGCTTACTGGGCTGACAAGGTTAAGTGGTAATGATTAGTAATTTTAGTATAAGAGCTGCAGAGGGTCGAGAGGACTACTTCGGGGTTCATAAGTTTGGACAAAACTCAGCGCTGAATTCAGATGCAGAAACTATTTGGTCAGCAGGAGGTTTATATCCTTGGTCAGCTCTTACAAGCGCACAAACTCTTTATGTATTAAGCACTTCTGCTTCCGATACTGGAACGCTTGAGATTCAAGGATTAAATGCTAACTACGAACTATTAACTGAAACGGTTACTATGACAGGTCAAACTGCCGTAACAACTTCTACACCATTTCTACGAGTGTTTCGTTGCGTTTATAGAGGCAGCACTAACGTTGGAACTGTTACTGTGCGAACAGTAAGTGACTCAGGCACTATTGTAGCTCAGATCGATGCCGAAGAAGCTCAAACTCTTATGGCAGTTTATACAATTCCCGCAGACCACAGAGCCTTTCTTAGTGTCTGGACTGCTGGTGTGGGCAAAAATGACGAGGCAAATGTTACTCTTTACATTCGCCCTTTTGGAGAAGTTTTTCAAATTCAAAGTCAAATAAAAGTTTATCAAAATACTTTTTCTGAGAATTTTACTATTCCTCTTTTTATACCTCAAAAGACGGATATAGATGTCAGAGCTACTACAACGACTTCAAATAGTGAGTGTTCAGTAAGTTTTGACTTAATTATGACTAAGTTTTAATGGAACACACTACTATTGATAAAGATGCTATTCCCGGAGCTGATGCAAACGGGGATGGGCATATTAGTAAACAAGAAATGAGTATGCATCTTGAGTTTAAGCGAAAAGAGCTGGAAGACCAAGACGCTCAAAGAGACGCAATGCGAAAGATGACCTGGTTTTCCTTGTGGGGAATGCTATTTTACCCTTTCGGTATTTTTTGCACCTCTTTATTCGGATTAGATACTGCCGCTAACATTATTGGCGATATTGCACCCACTTATTTTATAGCTATTTCAGCTTTGGTAGCCGCGTTCTTTGGGGCTAATGCTTACGCAGGTAAAAAATAATATGCAAGAATTTCTTGAACATTTGAATGCAAACTTTAAGTATCACTACGACAAAGACTTATACGGAAAAAGAGAATCCTGGCACATTATGTATCATCTTCCTTTTGAGGGAGACTGTGAGGACTATGCTTTAACTTATTTGTATGAAGCTTCTGGCAGAAGCCATGCAAAAATGCTTTGGCACTTATTCACCGGAAAGGCAAAAATATGTTTTTGTAAATTCAAAGGACAAGGACACGCAGTCCTTCGATGGGACGGTAAATATATTGACAACATACAGAAGAAATTCTGCACGAAAGAATACATGGAAAAGAGATTCTATGAGTTTCACAAGTCTTGGTTCACCGTTAATGTTGTCACAGTTAAACTATTAAAGGGGTATTTATATGCACGCAAACGACCATTACGAGGTTAAAGCCGTACTTCGTAAGCCGAAAAAGATAGAAGAACAAGAAAAAGAACAACAAGAAGAAGAGTGTAAAGACGAATTTAGTCTTTCTCGAAAATACAGTAAAACTTGGTCAATGCCACAGGAATAAATAAATGGCTGTACAGATAAGCCGCGCAGATATAATTTCAGATTACTTTTTAGATTACCCTGCCGATAACAAATTTCTAAAACTACCTATTGAGCCGTACTTAGAGCTGTTAAATGTTACTGCTCTTCCGTCTCAGGTTGCTATTATAAATGCAGTAAACTCTCCTAAGTATCGTTTTGTTAATGCCGCTGTCTCTCGAAGACAGGGCAAAACTTATATTGCAAACATTATCGGTCAGCTAGTTTCCTTGGTGCCGGGGTCTAATATTCTTATTATGTCTCCAAACTACTCGTTATCTCAAATCTCTTTTGATTTGCAGAGAAACTTAATCAAGCACTTTGATTTAGAAGTGACAAAAGATAACGCAAAAGACAAAGTTATAGAAATTTCTAATGGTTCTACCATAAGAATGGGTTCTGTAAATCAAGTAGACTCTTGTGTAGGTCGTTCTTACGACTTAATTATATTTGACGAAGCGGCATTGGCTGACGGTAGAGACGCCTTCAATGTCGCCCTTCGTCCTACGCTGGATAAAGATAATTCAAAAGCAATCTTTATTTCTACGCCACGGGGTCGCAACAATTGGTTTGCAGAGTTCTTTGATAGAGGGTTTGATGATGAATTCCCTGAGTGGGTATCTATTCGTGCGACTTATAAAGATAATCCTCGAATGTCTGAAACGGATATTTCGGAAGCACGAAAAAGTATGTCCGAGGCTGAGTTTCGACAAGAATACGAAGCCGACTTTAATACTTATGAAGGGCGTATCTGGAACTTTGACTACGAAAAGTGCATAGGTTCCTTTGAAGAAATGGACTTGCGAAAGATGGATGTTTTTGCAGGACTTGACGTAGGGTATCGAGACCCTACTGCTTTTTGTGTAATTGCGTATGATTGGGATGAAGGTAAATTCTATCTAGTAGATGAGTATTTAGATGCAGAAAAAACTACTGAACAACATGCTGCGGAAATACAAAGAATGATTGATAAATGGGATATAGATTATATCTTTATTGACTCTGCCGCTCAGCAAACTCGGTTTGACTTTGCACAGCAATATGACATTAGCACTATCAATGCTAAAAAGTCAGTTCTAGATGGCATTGCCCACGTTGAGAGTGTTGTGGATAATGACTTACTTTACGTCGATTCGTCTTGTATCGAATCAGTAGCAAGTCTTGACCAATACCAGTGGGACCCCAATCCTAATCTAGCAAAAGAGAAACCAAAGCACAATAGAGCATCCCACATGGCAGATGCTCTCCGCTACGCATTATACTCCTTTGAGACTTCAAACAGTGGTTTCTAAGGAGACCTCACCAAAAATAGTGTTTGACAACTCACCTTAACTTAGCTATAATTCTGGTATTGAAAATGGATTTGAAAAGAGACCTTGTAAAATATGTAAGAGACAAAGCAAAATCGAAGTATGAAAAAGCCAGCGAATGTTACATTTGCGGCGAAACAAGCAGACTTGATTTTCACCACTTTTACAGCTTAAGCCCTTTAGTTCACGACTGGGTTAAAAAGAATAAACTTCTCCCAGAGAACATCCTGGCATTTAGAGAAGATTTTATTGAACAGCACTGGGCTGAGTTGTATGAGCATACTGTTACACTATGCCACGAACATCACCTAAAATTGCATTCAATTTACGGTAGAGACCCTAAGTTAACCACTGCCAAAAAGCAGGAAAGATGGGTAGAGATTCAAAGAGAAAAAAATGGCATGGTATAGTAACATATTTACAAAAGGCGATACGGTAGAGAAATTAAATCCTGCTCAGCCTTACTATGACCACAAAACAGAGTCATCTCGTGAGCTTACTTTTCGTTACGAGACAGCTTATGAAGAGATTGAGATTGTAAACAGGGGCGTTAATCTAATTGTAGACGATGCTTCAGAAATTCCTACTGCGGTAGGCGGCCAGGTTCAAGGGTTACAAAGTGTTATTAAGGGGGTGAAACGCTCACGTGTAAACTTATTGCTAAATACAGAACCGAATCCTTTTCAGGATATTAGCACATTTAAACGGAATCTAATTACGGATTACATCATTGACGGAAACATTTTTATTTATTATGATGGAGTTCATCTCTATCATCTGCCCGCATCAAAGATGGTTATTCACGCAAGTGAAACTCGCTACATTGAGAAGTTCACTTTTAATGAAGCAGTAGATTACAGTCCTACTGAGATTATTCATATAAAAGACAACTCATTCCATTCTATTTATAGAGGAACTTCTCGCCTGAAGCCTGCGCTTCGCACTATGCAACTAATGGCATCTATGCGTAAGTTTCAAGATAACTTTTTTAAGAATGGTGCTGTTCCAGGCTTAGTATTAAAAAGCCCGAACACTTTATCAGAAAAGATTAAAGAGCGAATGATTCAATCTTGGAGCATTCGTTATCGTCCAGACGCAGGAGGTCGCAGACCTCTTATTCTTGATGGTGGTATTGAGATTGACCAAATCTCGAACGTAAACTTTAAAGAGCTTGACTTCCAATCTGCTATCGCAGAAAATGAAAAGATTATTTTGAAAGCTCTTGGCGTTCCACCTCTACTATTAGATTCTGGAAACAACGCAAATATTCGTCCAAATATGCGTATGTATTATTTGGAGACTGTATTACCCATAGTGCGAAAGATTAACTTTGGGTTTGAACGGTTTTTTGGGTTTGAGCTACGAGAAGATGTTACTGATATTCCAGCTCTACAGCCCGAACTTCGTGACCAGTCAGCTTACTATACTGCATTGGTTAATGGTGGAATTATTAGCCCCAACGAAGCAAGAAAACATTTAGGGTTTGAAGAAGTAGAAGGACATAACGACCTTCGAGTTCCAGCAAATATTGCTGGTTCAGCTGCAAATCCCGACGAAGGCGGTAGACCCGCAGAAGGAGAAGAGAATGACGAGACTTAGACAGAAAGGAGCAGTTCTGGATTTAATTGCAGAAGTAATGCTCAAGCACAAAAAAGTTCTATCCAAGCAAGAGTATATCGGATTGGGACAAGTCCCCGTTCGGTATGGACAGATTCAAAACTTTTTTGGCTCCTGGGAACGTATGATTAACTTTATGCGTAAATCACGTCCCGATGTCTTTGAGGCTGTAAAGCCTAAGCCCGCCCCTCCGCCTGTTAAACCTGCTCCTACTCCTACGCCTGCTCCCAAGGCAGCTCCTGCGCCTAAGCCTGCACCAGCAGTTAAAAAAGACG